TATGACGGAAAAGAAATTCTCGGCCGATATAGGATAACAGATAAATCTTCTGATGTAGGACGTACACCAGTTGGTGAATATGTCATTGGTTGGCTGCCAAAAGAGTATATATAAGATTAAACAAACAGAATAGCACTATTTTTTATGATAGTGCTTTTTTTGTACGATTTTTAGGAGTGGGGTTAATGGATTATGTAAGAGTGGCGTCAAAGTCTTCACCGATATACAGCATTCATTTTCTTAATTCTGATAAATTAGATGTATTTGTTGACGCAGTGACAACGGATTTAAAACTTACCGAAAATAAAAACGAGCTTGCACAAAAGGTAACGATAAACCTTGTAAACTGTATGAACGGCGAGTATTTGTTATCAGAATTAATTAATGTGTGTGATAGGGTGTTTATATATGCCAATGACGGTGAAGAGTGCAGAGAGGTTTTCAGAGGGTATATATGGCGTAAAAATTATCAAAACAAGCAGAAGAAAATAATATCTTTGACATGCTATGATAATTTGATTTATCTGCAAAACAGTGAGGATAGCTATTATTACCCTGCAGGTTGGAAAACAGTAGATATATTCAATGATATAT